CGGCATCTTCGGTTAAGCCTTGAGCCACCCCTGTTGCTCCAGGCGGTTTGGGGGTTAGTAAGCTTTGCTGCTAGCCCCCTTTTCTGAAACAAACAAACTTCCAAAAGGATAAAAAGCCATGAAACCAGTTCAGTCCAATCTTTACAGCGTCTTGCTGGCACCAGCAGCATCGGCAACCACTGCACGAACCGCAAACCTCGACACGACAGGTGCAAACTACGCATCAATCGTTGTTTCGCTCTCGGCAGAGGTCAACACTAACTCCACTAACGTTGCAATTCAGCTGTCCGAGTCTGACACGACTGTCGCAACAACCTTTGCGACGTTCAACGCAAGCTTTAACCAGACCCTCGACAACACATCCGCGATTGTTCACGCATCGCACGTTGATCTAAAGGGACGCAAAAAGTTCCTGCGTTTGACGTTGACGCCTGACACGACCACCAACGGCGCAGTTCTCTCGAGCGCTGTTGGTGTTCTCGATCCAGGACTTCGCAACGCACTGAACTCGGCCAACTCGACTCAAGGCGTTGCAGGCTAGTTTTCTTTTCCGTTTACCCACACTGGAGCAAACAGGTGAGTGATTCACAAGAGCAAGTAAATATCTGTGCGTTGATGACTGCTGGCAGGTACGAGAACACATGGTGCCGAAACAACATGGAGCATAGCTTTCGCAAGCTAGGCATCCCGTTGATCGTTTCCGGCGGTGTGTACTACGGACAGTGCATGCAAATCATGATGGAGGACGCAATCAAAGCAGGTGTTGAGTACATACTGACGGTTGATGGTGATTCGGTATTCACAGCAGAGCAACTGCAAAGACTGATAAGCATTGCGGTTCAGGAAAAGGAATCGATCGACGCACTTTGTGCAATGCAAGTGCGACGAGGTAAGAAGTCGATTCTCGGAACGCTTGAAGGACAAACACAAGCCACTTGGAACGGTTATCCATTGCGGCTAGATACTGCCCACTTTGGTTTGACAATTATCAACGCCAAGAAACTAGCAGAGGTTCCAAAGCCTTGGTTCTTCTGCCAGCCAAGCTCAACAGGCGGCTGGGACGACGACAAGATCGATTCAGACGTTTGGTTCTGGTGCCAATGGAAGAAGGCGGGAAGATCGCTCTACATGGACCCAGGTTGCAGAATCGGCCATTTGGAAGAAATGGTGGCGATTCACGAGGAAGACATGAGCATAACCCACATGTACCCAGCGGAGTGGGTGGAAAGGATACAGAGACAAAATGCAAACGATAAGACTGCTGAAGCACTGGAAGCGGTTTCCGATAGGGCGGGAAGTGACGTTGAATGATGGTGTTGCTAATCTACTGGTTGAACGTTGTAGGATTGCTGAATATGTTGTCGATGAATCAACAATTGTTTCCGGAAATCGTGACACGTCCAACCGTGGAGCCAGTGACGCTATTCGAAGCGAAAAAGCAACTGGAAATGTCGTTGACCGACGACGCACACGATGACCACCTGACCGACCTGATTAAGCAATGTAGGGAACAGTTCGAAGACGACACTGATACGGCATTGTTGACGCAAACCTGGAAGGTCCAATGCCAGAGCTTTGGTGACAAGATCACTCTTCCAAAACGGCCAGTGCAATCGATCACGACAGTTAAGTATTACGACGGCGCCAACGTTCAGCAAACGCTTTCATCGGCGTTGTACCAACTGCACAAGCCACTCCGGCAGATTCGGCTAGCCTACCAAGCAACAACTCCGGCAACAGCAGCTCGATGGGATGCTTGGGAGATTACCTACGTTTGCGGATATGGTTCGGATGATACCAACGTTCCAGGAGTGGCGAAGCGAGCGATCCTGCAACTGATCGGGTACTACTTCGACGCGAACCGAGGCGACAACGACAGATCGACCGACCTTGGCAACTACGAAAAGCTTGTCCTGCGATACATGAGGGCAAGTTACCCATGAGCAGCAGAACTAAAGTCGGAGCAATGCGGCATCGCGTTCACATTCAAGAGCCTATCGAAGCACAAGACGACACAGGGCAACCAATCGTTACTTGGCAGACGGTGCTGGAGAACGAACCTGCGGACTTCATGCCGACGGGTGGAATGGAATCGATGAGAGGCCGACAGCTTGAAGCAGGCACGAAGGCAATCTTTCGAGTCCGGTACAAGCCTGTCTACACAACACAGATGCGAGTCCTTTTCGACGATGTATCGTATGGCATCACCTACGTCAATCAGGTAGATGGGCTGCGCAAGTTTATAGAACTGGTGGCAACAACATGAGCCTAAAGCTTGAGATTTCATTCGATGAGGCGATGCTTGCCAAGATCATGCAGATTCCATTGCTGATGCGACTTGGGCCGAGCGAACGAGTCTTGAAGGCGATGGCAAAGCCTATTGTGACAAAAGCGAAAGCGATTGCACCAAACTCGAGCATTTCTGGCACACGCAAGAAGTGGGGCAAGAAGTACAAAGACAACGCTGCTTGGCAGATTAGTTCTGGCAAGCACATCAAAACGAAGTATCTGAAAAACAATCGCGGCGGAGTGCTGATCGTCGGTGGCGATCACCCCAAAGCCAACAAGCTGAACTTCGAGGCTGGAGAAAACCGCAAAGTATTTTACTGGGGCGTTGACAGCGGCAAAGTAAAGCGCATCAACCCGTCAGAACGCTTTATGCAACGAGCGTTCGACGAAACAAAAGCAGCGCAACAGTCAGCAGGCTACGCACAATTGGAAAAAGAAATTAAGGAGTTGAAACTTGGCTAAAAACTTACGACTCACCGACACGGTAACAATTGCCAGTTCTGGCACTGTCTCCACTTCGTTGACCCTTGAAAACAGTCGGATACCAGTTGCGTTGACAACTCCTGCGGCGTTGACTGGTACTGCCTTTACCTTCAACGCTTCAGCAGACGGAACGACCTTTCGTCCTTTGTATTACGAATCAACCCAGTACACAGTAACCGTATCCACATCGCGTCATGTTGGTCTGAATCGGCTGGCATTTGAAGGCGTCAAATATCTTCAAATTGTCAGCGGTTCGACTGAGACTGCATCCAGAACTATTGGAGTCATAAGCGGCGAATAATGGCAAGCGACATAGGCAAAGCACTCAGGTCAAAACTACTCAACTACGCGGGGGTTTCCGCGTTGGTTGGGCAACGCATGTACCCTGACGCTTTGCTTCAAAACGCTACGCTCCCGGCAATCGTCTACTACAAAATTTCGACACTTCGCGAACACATCGTAGGCGACGTTACCAGACTCGCCCACGCTCGATTCCAACTCGATTGCTACGGCACATCGCGGGAGTCAGCCAACGACATTTCGCACGCAATCCGAACCAGCGGAATTTGTTCCTACCAGGGGACGACATTGAGTATCTATTTTTGCGGGACAGAGATAGACAGCGGCGATTCTTACGAGAGCGGTCCACCAACGGACGGCAATCAGGAGCATCGGTACATCACCAGTTTCGATTTGTTAGTTCACTATTGGGAGGCGACATAACATGCCAGCTTTAACAGTACCAGTCACAGGCAACGGCGCAACGATTTCAGGTCTTGGAATCACAACCTTTCTGACTTCGATTAGTTCAGCAAAAATTCAAGCCACACCGCTTGATATTACAGTTCTTGCAACGACCGGATTCAAGAAAATGCGACCTGGCGACTTGCGAGACTTGCCAGAAGTTACTGTCGAGTTTTATTGGCTCGGTGCTGCTGTGCCAACTTCGACCACCATGATTCCAACCAGCGAACCGTACGCTGGAACAACATTCACCATCACTTATCCAGGTGCAGGTTCTTTCGCTGGAACCGCATTCGTTAAGAGCGTTGATTTTCCAGCACCAAAGAACGGCGAAGTCATGAAAGGATCGATGACGATCCAGTTCGACGGCGCCACAGGACCAGCCTTCACAGCAGCATAACTATGAGCAAAACAGAACTTGTAACACACGTTGGGACTGGCGTTGATGGCAACCCAGTCGAGTTTGATCAGTGGTTTGTCACTGTCGATGGAGTCAATATGGGCTTGCTTTGCAAGGCACCAGACTCGCGAATCATGCCATTGCTTGAAGGTAACAAACTAAGCGACGAGCAATGGTTGCCAATCGTTGCCGAGTGTTCGACGTTAGCCGGACACGTTGTCAATCCACCTTTCCATTTCCACGTTCCTCCTGCCGAGGAACTTTTAGCAGACGAAGACGAGGACGAAGAAGACGATGACGAACAAGAAGCTAATTGACAAAGACTCGCTGGCCGATGTGCTATCGCAACCAGTCCAAGAGGTTGTCGTTGAGTTCGAGGGCAAGCTGTTTCGTTTGCGAGAGCTTACGGAAGATCAGGCCGTTGCCTACGAACTCGAACTGCAAGACAAGAAAGGCAAGTTCGACGTTAAGAAGATGCGTCGAGCCATGATTGCCCACTCGTGGATTGGTGTTGATGGCGAACGACTGATCGACGACTCCGACAAGCTGAAGACCATGCGTCGAAGCTTGGCAGGCTACTTGTTCGAAGAGTGCCAAAAGCTGAACAGGTACGAACCTGGAGAGCTTGAGGGCTTAGTAAAAAACTTCGACGAAGCCGGAAGCTCAGAATAGCTTACCGGCTGGCCTTGCAGTGGGGGATCGCTGACGTTGACCAATGGCTATCGACACTACCAAAAGGAACGCTGGATAAGTGGCTTGCTTTCGATGCTGTCGAGCCTATTGGCGAACAGCGATTGCAACACGCGGAGCTATTGGCAGTTCTGTACAGGCTTACAGCAGTCACACTGGCAGCACACGGGCAGGGGATGGAACCGATCCAGATTGAAGGTTACATGCCATCGCGGTACGAACCAGAAACCCAGCCAAAGAAACCAAAACCGTCAGAAGCGATTCCCCAAGTTGCATCGATCTTTGGACTCACAGAAATAGTCAAACAGCATGGCCGGATCAATCAACCTAGCTAACGTCGCAATCGGATTCGACGCTTCCAAGATCACTCGCGGCGTTGACTTGTCGGCTGGTGAGATGCGCAAGCTGAATGGAATCATCAAAGAGTCCATTTCGCCAATGGATCGCTATAACGCTGATTTGGCGGTGCTGGAAAAGGCACACAAGGCAGGTGCGGTAAGTGCTGATCGAATGAAGCAGGCTGTTGATCGGTTGCAAGAAAAGTACAAGCAGGGCTTACCTGACAGTAAGCAAGGCGGCATGTTTGGTGGTGGTAAGATTACAGACCTCGCGTCTGCGGTGACTCTTGCAACAACTGCTTTTCGTGGCTTGCAAAGTGTGGTAGGTCCAGTCTTTGACGAAATGGATCGCATCGACAAGATTACAGACCAGGCGAACAAGCTAGGTCTTAGTTTTTCCGAATTAAACACGCTGCAAAGAAGCCTTGGAGAATCATCTGGACTTGGTGCAGATCAAATTGCAATGGCAATGCAAAAGTTCCAGATCGGCATTGTGGAGGCACAGCAAAGCGGAAGCGGTGCTAGCTTCGACGCGCTAGCAGCGTTGGGAATTAACCCAGACGAGCTATCTGGCATGTCTCAGTCGCAGCAATTTGCCAGAATAGCCGACTCAATGCAGGGAGTCGCAACTCATGCGGAACGTCTTAAATTGGCGTTTGATTTGTTTGGAAAGGCAGGAGTCGATTTAGTTTCCTCGCTTGAAGAAGGCGGCGACAAGCTGCGTGAAATGGAAGAATTTGCTAAGCGTGTCGGAATGAATTTGAGCGATGTGCAGGTTGAGGGTATTGGCGCAGCGAATGACGCTATGGATCGACTTTCGATGGCAACTCAAGGTTGGCTGTCGCAGATTGCGGCTGGTTCGGCATCAGGCCTTGAAGCGATTGCGGACGACTTAACGAGGCTTGTAAGCGTTGGTGAAAATGCTGAGGAGAGATTTAAAAATTTAGGAATTGCTATCGCTGGAGTCTACGGGACAGCAAAAGACCTTTTCGAACTTACCCCAGGTTCTTTGCTTGGAAAGCTTTTGGCTGGTGAATCAATAGGAAACATAATTGGAGAAGCAGGTTCAATGGACCAGTCTTTTGCAATGATGGAGGCGGCTAGAAAAGCTCAGGAAGCAGCAGAAGCAGAGGCTGCGAGCAGGGGAACTAAAAACGAAGAAGCAATGGCAAAAGCAAAGCAAGAGGCTGACGCATTAGCCCAGAAGCAAAAGCTAGAAAAAGAAATAGAAGACGCTGCGAGAACGGCCGAGCAGGAAAAGAAACGCAGGGCGCAAGAAGAGGAAAATGAAAGAAAGAAACGCACTGAAGATATGATTCGAGACGCACAGCGACTCAAAGAAGAAACCGCTAGCCCATTTGAAAAGTACATGGAGGAACTGAATAGGTTGCAGGAGTTGATCGACAACGGAGCGATCGATCA